GAGCCAGGCTGTGGAAAATATTCAACTACTTAATGAGGCCTTGGCCCGCCTGGAGGCGTTCAAGAACGCCAATCCTTCCAACGAGACGGTGGAAACCCTCGTGGATGACTTTGTGGCCGCAATCAATACCGAGGTAAGATAATGGCTGAAGTGCTAATTGATCAAACCACTAATGCGTTTCAAACTAACTGGGGCGGAGGAGCCTCATATGAGGGCCAACTATTTACCGTACCCTCCGGGGAGCTTTGGTGGGTAGAGGAAATTTCAGTATTCGGTGACGGAATCGGTGCAGGGGAGGACTGGAATACGTATGGGGCGTACTGCCATATTGGTATCTGTAAGCACTGGACGGACCTGAATCCTAACAATGGTTTCCAGTACGGCTGGGCGGTTGGATGCGTCGATAGTGGTGGTTCGGAAAAGAAACACACATGGAACATGAAGAATCCTCAATATCCTAATGGAATTCTGTGTTATCCTGCCAACATGTACTATTTTTATGTGCGTATTGCGGACTCTGGGTTTTCTTCTGCGGGAGGAGGAAACATTCGAGGATCTGTAGGATACGCAGAGCATGCAAGTTGTAAGGCGATTGATTCTTCCAACTCTGGTGGGACATGGAACATCCCCGCCTCCTGGGTTACTGATCCGAATGACCTTCGTTTTGAGATGGTTGGTACAAAAGCAGGCGGTGGTGGTGGAGCCTCCTTCGGAGCCAGCGGTAACTGGAGCTTTTAATTTGAACTGGGATCTGGCGAAAAGACTACCGGCATACCCGGAGATCACCCCGGAAGCTGTGAAGCTTTATCTCTCGTACCTGTCCATCAAAGGAGTGAAACGTCACTCCGCTATCATGGCAGGTATCGAGCCGTCCAGGCTCCGGGCATTGATCAAGAAAGACAACGAGCTTGCTGCATTGGAGCAGGCTGCACTTGAAGAGTATCATGAGCAGATTGACATGGAGATCCACAGTCGTGCGATCACCGGTCAGAAGAAAGCTGTTTACTTCAAAGGAAAAATTATCGGGTACGATACGGTGAAGTCCGACAGGCTGTTGGAGTTCATGGCCCGAGCAAACAATCCGGAGAAATACCGGGAGCACGTCCAAGTGGATGCTACAGTCCGTGCCGGTGTCCTGGTCGTGCAGCAATCTTTGGACCCTGACGATTGGGAGAAACAATATGGTGACATGCGAACTGACAAAAAACGAGTTGAGAGTGCTTGTACACAGCCGGATCAAACCAGCGAGTAGTATGACCTTCACATGCAAGCCTGGGGAGGCCGACAAGGCTTTAGTTGGTGCAGCCCAGGCCGCAGTATGGTGTAACGAGCGATTCGGGGACAACCTCGATCCCAAGCATGCCATGCAGTGCGTGCAACGGTTCATCGCTCAATGTCCCCATATGAAGTGCGGGACCTGCGGGTGGCGTAGTGAAGAGACCGGCAAATGTGGTCTGCACAATATTTCGGTTGGTGCTGGTGATAGATGTGACCACTACCGCCATGAGTTTAAAGTAGTTGATGACTGTACCCTGAACGGAGGAATTATCACATGACAAAGCAAAATATCATCAAGGCCGTGTTGAAGCTTATCCTGTTTGGACTCAAGCGTAACCCGATACTGCTTAGATGGTTTTTGCGGGAACTGATTAAAGCATGTGATATGCAAACTCTGGCATCAGTGACATTTAATATTAAGGACAAATTGCGTGGCAAGTAACGTAGAATGGTTAATGCAGGACGGAAGGCTCCAAGCTTACCTGGATGGACAGCCGGTTACGTGGTTTCCACAACCGGGCAGCCAGGAGGCCTTCATGCGTTGCCCGATCTATGAAGCACTGCTTGCCGGTAACCGTGGCGGCGGTAAGACGGATACCTTGCTTATGGACTTCGCACAGGAAGTGGGGAAGGGCTATGGACGTGAATGGCGGGGTGTTCTCTTTCGCCGCACATACCCGGAACTGGATGACGTCGTGAACAAATCGCAGAAGTGGTTCCAGGAGATTTGGCCACTGGACGGACCAAACCCTGCGATCTTTAATGTGCAGAAGATGACATGGACCTGGAAGACTGGCGAAGTGTTGATGTTCCGGCACATGTCCAAAGAGAACGACTACCTGTCCTACCACGGTCACGCCTATCCTTGGATTGGATGGGAAGAATTGACGACGTGGCCGGACTCTGGCTGCTACACTCGTATGTTCTCTTGCTGCCGTTCGAGTCACCCGGCTGTCGCGAAAAAGGCACGCTGCCGTTCGACGACCAACCCGTATGGCCCTGGGCATAACTGGGTGAAGAAACGCTTCCGTCTGCCTATCGCCAACGAAAGAGTCATTGGGCCTGTGATCCGTGACAGTGTCAACCGTGCGGGTGACATCGAGCCGCCTCGTGTCGCTATCCGTAGCTCACTGGCTGAGAACAAGATTCTATTGATCGCTGACCCGACGTACATCCAGAAGCTGAAGGCCTCTGCCCGTAATGCAGCCGAGCTTGCAGCATGGATCGACGGAGACTGGGACATCACCTGCGGTGGTATGTTCGATGATATTTGGAACACCCATATCCACGTCATCGAGGACATCCCATATGAGATGCTACTCCGGTCCAAGTGGAAGTTGAACAGAGCATACGACCACGGGCAGGCCAAGCCGTTCTCTGTAGGATGGTGGGCTGAGTCCAATGGTGAAGGCCTGGAGTTCAACGGCAAGATCTACGGCCCTGTGAAGGGTGACCTGATCCTGTTCGATGAATGGTATGGCTACACCGGTGAGGATAATGAAGGTATCAACATGCCGTCCTCCAAGATTGCTGAAGGCATCCTGGAGCGTGAATATCGCATGGGACTGAAGGGACGTATTAAGAGAGGTCCAGCCGACTCTCAGATCTTCGCCAAGCATGATGGATCTACGTCACCTGCCAGTGAGATGAAAAGGAAAAGAGTGTACTGGGATTCCGTAGACAAGTCTGCCGGATCACGGGCACAAGGCTGGGAACGAATCAGAGAGTATCTGACCGGTGCCGTACCTGTAGGTGATGGCTACCGTGAAGAGGCTGGAATGTTTGTCTGTGAGAGAAATACTGAATGGCGTAGAACTGTGCCATGTCTCCCACGTAGTGACACTAACCTAGATGACGTTAATACCAAAGTCGAAGATCACGCTGGTGACATGACTCGGTATCGAGTACGATGGACTCGTAAATCAATTACACGAAGGAAATGGTAATGGCTAACAACACAGAACCTAATGTTGCAACTACAAGTTTGGCCTACAATGCGATGGAGCCTGAGTGGTATAAAGCCACCACAGTTTTGGCCGGTACTCAGTCTATGCGTGACGCAGGGGCAGCGATGACTCCCCAGCATGAGCACGAATCTGACGAGACGTACAAAGAGCGTGTAGCCGCCAACGTTCTATTCAACGTCTCGGACATTACGTTGAGCACATGGGTAGGTAAGCCATTCTCCGCGTCGATCCAATACACGGAAGACTTCACGCCGGAACTGAAGCCGTGGACCGAGGACATCGACCTGCAAGGGAACAACCTGGACGTGTTCGCACGCCAAGTATTCCGTAAAGGAATCTCCCACGCACTGACCCACGTTCTCATCGACCATCCGCGTATTAGCTATGATCCCGCTCGTTCTGCACAGGATGATATGGATGAGAACATTCGTCCGTACTGTGTACACATCGCTCCTGAGGATCTGTTGTTTGCCGAGAGCACACGTCGTGACGGTAAGGAAATCCTTACGCATGTCAGAATTCGTGAGCTAGTGACATACCGTGACGGCTGGGAAGAAGTTATCGAAGAGCGTGTGAAGGTCCTTGACCTTGTCACGATCTGGGAAGACGCTGAAGGAAACCCTCTACCTGATCCTATTGAGAAGGTACAGGTCACGATCTGGACCTGGGACAGTGACTCTGAGGAATGGGTCGAAGGTCCCGCATGGTATATGGACATTGATGTCATCCCCCTAGTGACATTCTACTCCAACCGTACAGGCTTCATGACAGGCAAGTCTCCGTTGCTTGACCTGTTTGACTTGAACATCCGTCACTGGCAGTCTATGTCTGACCAGATTGCTATCCTGACTGTCACGCGGTTCCCTCTGCTGGCATGCTCCGGCGGTGACGGCGAAGATGACGGCGAAGGCAACCACCTGGTTGTTGGGCCTAAGGAGTGGTTGTTCGCTTCTGATCCTTCTGCCAAGTTCTACTATGTCGAGCACCGTGGTGCCGCAATCAAGGCAGGCTCTGAAGACCTGGCCGAACTGGAAAAGAGAATGAAGTCCTACGGGGCCGAGTTTATGAAAGAGGCACCGGACCGTCAGACCGCCAGTGCTCGTAACCTTGAATCCTCTGAAGCAATGTCACCGCTTCAGGATGTTGTCTACAGATTCAACGATGCCTTGACGCAGATCATGTGGTACATGGCATATTGGATTAACAAAGAACTGCAAGGCAAGGCTTTCTTGCCGACCGATTTTACAGCCGCTGATGCAGCCCAGCTTCAGACGCTTACTGAAACGTGGAAGGAAGGAGGACTCTCTGATGAAGCTTACCTAAAGGAATTGCAACGCCGTAGCATCCTAGACGAGCACTTTGATTTTGCGAAGAATAAGACGCAACTCAAAGCCGCAGCAAAAGAGCAAGCAGCAAAAGCAGCCGCGATGGCTACTGTAGCCACAGCAAAACAAGAAGATACCGAGACGGTATAATTAACGAAAGGATAACGAGATGTTTGATTTCGCAGCCAACAAAGAAGTAGCAGACCTGACAAACGTTCCCAAGAACATGCACGCATTCTATGAGCCAAAAGATCCTGAGGATGATTCCCAGGGATATCAACTGTGCCAGAACAACCCCGTGGTATCCACCGCCGTTGGAATCATCACCGGCCAGCAGACCGCCCTGCAAAAAGAACGTAAGGCGAAAGCCGCCAACGCAGTGGACCTGAGTCCTCTGAGCGAGTACGGCACAGATCCCGCAGCCATCGCCGAGGCCTTCAACCAGAAGACCACGCAGTTGGAAGCACAGATCAAGGACAGTGGTGCCGTCAAGACACAGATCGAGGACATGAAGCGTGAGATGACCACAGCCCACGCCGCCGCCCTCAAGGCCGAGCAGGACAAGAATCAGAACCTGACATCCCAGTTGGATGACTACATGGTCAACACGCAGATTGCCACTGCGGCCACCGCCTTCCCTGGGCTTGACCCCACGCTGGTTGCCCCGTTCGTCCGTAAGCACCTCCAGGTTGATGTGGACCAGTCCACCCAGAAGCGTACCGTGCAGGTCCTGGACAAGGACGGAAGCCCCCGGTACTCCATGGATCGCCCCGGTGAGTTGGCCGGTGTTGGTGAGCTTCTTGCCGACATGAGCAAGAGCGACAAGTACGCCCGGCTGTTCCCCTCCCAGCACCGTAGTGGAGCGGACACCAAGCCCAACGATGGCGTGCGTCGTCCTTCCCGTAAGGATGCGGACCTGAGCCCCGCAGCCCGGATCTCCAGAGGGCTGGCTAACCGAAGCTAACCCCTAGGGATTCAGTAGTTTAAAAAATTAAGCGTCCGATAAAGTTTATGCTTGACTTTATCGGACGTTTCTGTTATCATACCACTATAGAGCACTGGCTACATAAGGGCGACCCTTGGCCGAACCGAGATGGTTTTCAAATGTGCAACTGGAATGTAACGTAACGAAAACTGTATTGTAAACCAAGGAGAACAAAGATGGCTAGTGTAACCCTTGCCGAGTCGGCAAAACTTTGTCAAGACGAAATGATCCAGGGCGTGATCGAAAGTATCGTGACCGTGGACAACTTTTATGAGTTGCTGCCCTTCCAAGGCATTGATGGTAACGGTTTGACATACAACCGTGAGAACGCCCTAGGTGACGTCGAGAGCATCGGTGTTGCGGGTACTATCACTGCGAAGGCTGCTGCAACCTTCACCCAAGTCACTTCCAGCCTGACCAAGATCATCGGTGACGCCGAAGTTGACCAAATGCTGCAAGCCACTCGTTCCAGCATCAACGACCAGACTGGTACGCAGATTGCCTCCAAGGCCAAGTCTGCCGGTCGTAACTACCGTAACCAGTTGATCAACGGTTCCGGTGCGGCGGATGAGTTCAACGGTCTTATCAACCTCTGTGCATCCGGCCAAAAGGTTGCCACAGGTGCGAACGGTGGAGCCCTGAGCTTCGAGTTCATGGATGAGTTGCTTGACCTTGTCACGGCCAAAGACGGCCAGGTTGACTACATTGCCATGCACGCCCGTACACGTCGTTCGTACAAGACGTTGCTTCGTGCTCTCGGTGGTGTGACCATGGATGAGGTCTTCACCCTTCCTTCTGGGAAGCGTATGCTGGCCTACTCCGGCGTGCCTGTGTTCCGTAACGACAACATCCCCATCACCCAGACCAAGGGTACTGGTTCTGCTCAGACAACCATCTTCGCGGGTGTGTTTGATGACGGTAGCCAGAAGATGGGTCTCGCAGGTCTGTCTGCTCGTAACGCTTTCGGTCTCATGATCGACGACGTTGGAATCAGCGACACCAAGGACGAGCGTATCTGGCGTGTGAAGTGGTACTGCTCTCTGGCCCTCTTCAGTGAGTTGGGTCTGGCCTGTGCTGACGGAATCACTAACTAAGAAACCCTAATCCAGGGCCGGGCATGTCCCGGCCTTGTTTTTGTCTACATATATGTAGACATGTTTCGAAGTTTTGTCAACAAATATATAGACAAATGGAAAGGAATTACCCATGGCTGAAGCTTTCTACATGGTATCTCTACCCGCGTCGGCAAAGACGCACTTGAAGAATGGTAAGGACAAAGTTGTTGTGTCCGCCGAATCCGGAGCCGAGGCTCTATTGGTAGCCAAAGCTGCCGTTCATCTGCCTTCCGACGCTGCCTGGGCTGCTGCAACCGCAACCGCTCTCGCTCACGTCACAGACCTTGAGGGATGGCGGGCAAAGGTGACGCTGAGCACCGGTGGAGCCGTTGTCGAGACAGTGACTGTCACTGCCGCATCTGGTGATGATTTTGATGACATCGGGGGTGATCTGGTGACAGCGTTGAATGCGACGACATCCATCGCCAACGCCGCATACGCCACACCGAACCTGACCGTAGCCGCTATCGCTGACGGCCTGGGCGATCACACGCTCACCGTTGCGTTCCTACCTCCTACGACCTGGGACGACGACACAATTGAGTTCAGTTCGCTGTTTGGTGCCATTGTCCATGAAGGTATCGCCGGTGCTGATGTCACTGTCGTGTTGAACGACGTTGTCGCTCCAACCAAGCTGTACGAAGTCAACTAAGCATTGATTTGCATTTAAAGGGGTGGCCACCGGGGTCACCCCTCTCTTTCTAATCCGTAGAGAGGACATAGCATGCAACAGACAAAGCTCGTAGTAACAATGAATGCCAAGATGGCTGGCATCACAAAAGTCATCAATCGGTGTAGCTTCGTAGATGGCAAGTTTGAATTCATCGGCTCCATGCAGGACTGCAACGGCCTTGCCCGCTATCTGGACGCCAGCTTCAACTGCAACGTCTGGATGGGACCTCCCACCGCCAACCCGATTTTCCCGGAAGCCGCCCCCGCTCCTGTAGTGGAAGAGGTCACTCCTGAGGATCTGGTCAATGAAGACGAAGAGATCACCGAACGTGAACAGAAGATCCTGGACGCAATCAACTGTGTGGATCTTGAAGCCTGGGTTGACGATGTTGTCGCTCATCCTTCTGTTTCCACCATTGCCGAACTGATCGAAGACTCCACCGTGACCAAGGAGGAGATCGTTGCCGTCATCGAAAACTGGATGGAAGATGACGCCGAAGCCGAGGAAGAGGCTCCTGCTGACGAGGATAAGAAAGACTAATCATGGCATTTGTTTTTGAAGTACAAGATCAGGATGTACCCACCGACACGGCTAATGCCTACGTGTCTGTGGCCGACTTTAAGGATTACTGTGACGGACGTGGGTATGATTACACTACCCCTTCGTACACAGATACTCAGATCCAGAACGCTATTGTCAGGGCTACGGATTACATGGATGGTAGATGGACCTTCGCAGGGTATCGGTATGACGACGATCAGAGTACCGAATGCCCTCGGAGGGACGTCTGGAATAAGGCGGGGACTACATATCTGGACTACTTCCCGCTCCATTTAATTCAAGCCTGCTGTGAGTACGCCAAGATCGACCTGATCGACGGCCTATCTCTTATGCCAAATTCGGTTGACAACACCGTCCCTGGACAGTTGACATACCTGCGTACCCGTGTTGAGGGTGCCGTCGAGAAGGAGCAGCACTTCAACTCCTTCAAAGGCTACGGGGGGAAATATCCCTCATGGCCCCTGCCTGACAAGATGATGCGGCAGTCTGGGCTTTTGGGCTCCAGTCGTAGAACACTCGGGAGGGGCTAATGGCTGCTCTTCCTGCTGAGTATCAATGGATCGCCGACCTTATCGAGGATGAGGGCCGAGTGGTTACCCTCCAGAAGCTGACAGGCGGAGCCACGGACCCGGCAAAACCTTGGAGAGGAGACTCCGCCGCCCTTGACGCTCCAGACGTGTCTGTCTCCGCTGTGACGGTCATGTACACGCCCAAGGAGGTCGATGGGTCCTCGATCCTGAAGACCGATCTGAAGGCATTTGTGGCCCCTCACGCGACCGCTGACCTGGGCTTGTATGACTTTTTTGTGGACACCAACGGCGATGGCCGGACCTGGAGTATCACAAATATTGAAAAAATTGAGCCCGGAACAGATATTTTGCTTTACATTTTGCAACTAAGGCGTTAATATAGGACTATGATCTCTACGAGAACTGAGGCCAAAGATTTGATGATGGCGTTACTGAAGACTGTAACGGACGCTCAGGCTCTGTATGTGATCTGGGAAGACGCCGACGCTGGCACCCAGGACCAGAAGCCTGATACCAAGGTTCCTTTTGTTCGGGTGGCCTGTCGTCACCGGGAAGCCCCGGCCACGAGTCTTCCGCATGATGGTAAGAAAAAATATCAGGAGAATGGATTTCTTTTGATCGAAGTCCTAACCCCGCAAGGGGATGGCACCGTTACCGCTGACACATTGGTTCAAGCGTTCCAGACGGCGTTGCGTACACGTCAGTCACTTAATGCGAGCGTGTGGTACACTAATGTTCGAGCCCAGGAGATCGGGCCGGATAATGGATGGTTTAAAACGAACGTGGTGGCAGATTTCCACTACAATATTATTGAGTAGGAGTAAACAATGGCTGCGGTAAACAAGATTAATTCCAACGACATCGACCTCTACTTCGCGGAAGAGACTTCGATCAAAACCCTGCCTGGGACGCCTGACTGGTATGGCGTGCAGGCCAACACAACAACTGACTTTGGTGGGAATGTCACCAAGACTCCTCGTGAATTCTTGACGTCCGACCGTCAACGTCGTAAGGGACAGACAACTGACTTGGATGCGGCTGGCTCGATCAACCACGACCTGGTTCAGGAAGGTCTCCAACGACTGATGCAGGGCTTCATGTTCGCCGACTTCCGATACAAGGCCGAGACAGGTGGAATGGGTGACACTGGTGTCATCACTTCGATTGGTGCATCCAACGACTACACTCGTACCACTGGAAGCTTCGTGACCGATGGCTACGAAGCGGGTGACCTTGTGTATGTGACAGGCTTTTCCAACTCTGCCAACAACGGCCTCAAGACAGTGTCCGCAGTACTGGCATTGACCTTGACCGTGAGTGAGACTCTGGTTGCCGACGCTTCTCCGTCCGGCTGCAAGATCGTCAAGGTTGGTTTTGAGTTCGCAACTGGTGACCTGGATGTTGACGCCTCCGGTGACCTACCAACGCTGACCACAACCGCCAAGGACTGTACTGAGCTTGGCTTGGTTCCCGGTGAGACCATCTATATTGGTGGTGACGTTGCGAGCAATAATTTCACTAACTCCGCGAATGCCGGGTTCGCCCGTGTTCGTTCTGTTGCTGCCAACGTGATCACGCTGGACAAGACAGAGGATACCTTTGTCACTGAGGCGGATGCCACACAGGATGTACGTATCTTCTTCGGTCGTGTATTGAAGAACGAAACAGGCACCGACATCGTCCGTCGTACCTACAACGTCGAGCGTCAGCTTGGTGCTCCCGATGACGCAAGTCCGTCTCAGATCCAGTCTGAGTATTTGACAGGTGCTGTTCCGAATGAACTGACCTGGAACATCCCCACGGCTGATCTAGCGAAGCTGGACATCATGTGGATGGCGGCGGACCATGAGCAACGCACTGGTGCTACTGGCATCAAGAGTGGTAACCGATATGCTGCGAGCGAAGAGGAAGCCTACAACACCAGCAGCAACGTCCCTCGTATTAAGATCGCCGTAGTGGACAGCACCGACAGTGCTCCCACGGCTCTGTTCGCCTTCGCCGAGGAAGTGACATTGGTTGTTAACAACAACATCAGCCTGGATAAGGCCGTGGGTGTTCTTGGCTCCTTCGATGCTACCCACGGAAATTTTGAAGTGAGTGGAAACATCACAGCCTACTTCGCAGATGTTTCTGCCGTTACCGCCGTGCGTAACAACAGTGACGTCACATTGGAAATTCACCTGGTAAGGGACAACGCCGGTATCAGCATCGACCTACCTCTGCTGTCTCTGGGCGATGGTCGTCTGAATGTTGAGAAGGATGAGTCTATCAAGCTGCCTCTGACTCACGATGCTGCCACAGGTGCCAGCATCGACTCTGGGCTTGACCACACACTTTGTCTTGTATACTGGGATTACTTGCCTGACGCAGCCGAGTAATCAACCGTAACCAAATAGGGAGGTGCCATAGGGGCACCTCCCAGTTTTTCTGACAATAGCAATCGGAGAAAACACATGTCAAACGTACTACGCAAAATGTTCAAAACCGTCCCCTCCCTTGAAGAGAAGGGTGTAGTTATTGAGTATGGTGAAGGTGTTGAGATCACCGTGGCCCGTGCCGGTGGAGCCAACAAGAAGTTCGCCCGCATGCTGACCCGGCTGACTAAGCCCCATCGTCGTGCGATCCAGACAGAGACCGTGCCTGAGGGTGTGGAGAAGAAGATCGTCATGGAGACCTACGCCAACTCAATCGTCAAAGATTGGAAAGGTATCACCAAGGACATCATCACCGGCGACGATGCAGACGCTGAGATCCAACTGGAGTGTACCGCAGAAAACATCATCGCAGTGTTCGAGGCCCTGCCCGACCTGTTTGAAGATGTGGCCAAGTGCTCTCAGAACATCTCCCTATATCGGGCCGAGATCCTGGAAGCTGATTCGGGAAACTAATTGAGTGTCTGCTCTACTTCCAGGACATGGGAAAGAGTGAGGCACGCATTCTCAAGGAGTGCTACGCCTGGCGACGTCCTGTCCCGGACAAGATCCAAAATGCTCCAGACCTGTTGATGGGTCTGGAGTTTTATTTCCAGGCATTTATAGACCTAACAACTTGTAGGTCTTCTGGCTGGACCCCTGGACCGATCCCGTGGGGCGATATCGAAGCATACGCCATCGCCCTGGGCCTGGATGAGGAAGAGACAGACACGCTACATTACCACATATCTAAGATGGATAATGCATATTTAGCAAGAATCGAGCAGAAAAATAAAAATAATGCTTGATTCGTCCGATAATATGTGATACACTTGGCTTATGGCTAATAAGTTTTCCAGTAGGATGGCCCGTCTTGGTGACCGGATTCTGAAGAATTTCGAAAATACCATTAAGGATGCGGCCCTCGCAGGCACTGAAGAAGCGGTGATGCGTACCCCGGTAAAGACCGGTAACGCCCGCACCAACTGGAGAATTTCTTTCGCAAGGCCCAATCTTGCCTTGATTAGTGCTCCCGATACTGGAGATCGGAACGTTAATCGAGAGACCGCATCAGCACGAGCCCTGATTGCTGCGGCCAACAAGATCAAGGGATGGAAGATGGTATCAGGACAGAACATTCTGATTGTTAATCCTGTACACTATATTGGCGACTTAGATAAAGGATCGTCCACGCAAGCCATGGAAGGGATGAGTTTGTTCGCTATTGCAGCTATCAAAGATAAGCTGCGGAAGGGAAGGTTGCTACGTGGCAACTGATAAAGAAATTCTGATTATTGAAATTCGTGCTGACGGGGCTCGTGTCGTCAAACGAAATCTTAATGATATCGGCGGCACAACCGCCGACAAGGTGACAGATGTAGCTACCAAACTTAGTACGGTCCTTGGTGGTGTGATCTCTGCCCGTGTGATTAAAGATACTGTGATGCTCGCAGATAGATACGCCAACCTATTGAACCGTATGCGTGTTGTTACAAGCAGTAACTATGAGCTTAACCGTGCGATGGAGGGGGTCTACCAGATTACCCGTGAGACTCGTACTGCCCTTGAGGGCAACGTTGATATGTACGCTCGTGTTGCGTTGAACACCCGTAAGATGGGATTCGCTATGCAGGATGTTCTGCGGTTCAGTAAGCAGTTGAACCATGCGATTATCCTTTCTGGTGTGACCGCCCGAGAAGCTCAGTGGGGTATGGTTCAGTTCTCCCAAGCCTTGGCTGCCGGTGCCCTACGTGGTGACGAGCTTCGTGCTGTTATGGAGCAATTGCCTGTTGTGACAGACGTCATCGTCGATCACCTGGGAGTCACTCGTGGTGAGCTTCGTAAGCTGGCCTTCGAAGGTAGAGTGACATCCAAGGTTATCATTGAAGCTTTCAACGCTGCTGAGAAGGACTTGGCAGAGCGTTTTGGAAAGCGTGTACCTACACTTGACCAGGGCATCACTGTCCTGAGAAGTTCATTCATCCGCTTCATTGGTGAGCAAGACAGAGTATGGCAAGGGACAAGTACATTGGCCCAAGTCCTACTCTGGGCCTCTGACAACATGGACACCCTTGGGCGTTTTGCCCAGATTGCTGGTGCCGTGATCGGTGGGATCTTGCTCAACAACACCATCAAAATCATCGCACAATGGAAACTGTTTAGCCTACAGGTTCTAAAAACCCATGGATGGCTTGTTTTGTTGGCCGCAGCAACCGCAGCAATTGTGGTATTTGCCGACAAGATTACTTTGGCAGCCGGAGAGACCGCTACCTTGGCCGATGTAGTGCGTGGCCTGGGACCTGAGTTCAAGGCTGCTGGCGAAGGAGCCGCCATTATGTGGAACAATTTGGCAGACGCCAGTGGTCTTGATAAGCTTAAGGTCTCTGCGAATGTCACACTGGAAGGGATTCTAATCACAATCGGTAGAGTGGCTGACAGATTTGCAGGAATCATGCAAGGAATCGTAGCCACAATCATTAACGGTGTCCGAGTAATCGGGGATCAGTTAATGCGAGTCCTTAGACACCTTGGTGCATTCTTTAAAGCCATCTTCATGGGCTTCAAGCAAGACCTAGCTGCCATGCGTTCTTCTATTATTGCGACTGCTAAGGCAGCACAGGCCGCCCTGCGTGGAAACCTTGAGCAGGCGAAGATGGCGGGCAACGTTGCAGTGGCGGCGTTGAAGGTAGGGGCCGGTACAGGTGTTATTGACTTCTATAAGCAGCAAGCCGCAGAGATTGAGGCCAACTTCTCAAGCACTGGCAAGACGTCTGGTGAAGCCTTCTGGGAAGCCTTCCATGGAGCAGGGACAGCCTCCGAAGACATGATGAAGCGTGCCATCGAACGTGGACGAGTAAGTGCAGCACAGAGAGATGCGGGAGGGCTCGGTGCTGGTAAGGATGAAGGGGCATTGACGCCTCAGCAGTCCCAACTGCTGGACAAGGTGACAGGTAACTTGGAGAAGATTACCGCAGGTAAGGATGACCTGAAGGTTCTGTTCGACCAAGGCTGGATCAGTGCTCAGCAGTTCAACCGTGCAATGGGTGAGTTTGAGTTGAAAGGCCTGGAGGCCAGCACGTCTGTAGCTGACGGCTTTAGACGTGGCTTCCTGGAGATGGGGCTTGAGATCACTAACTTTGCGGATATGGCGGCAAAGACTGTTACGAATGCGTTCAAGGGAATGGAGGATGCTCTAGTGTCCTTCGTGACCACAGGTAAGGTGGACTTCAAGTCCATGGTAGACAGCATGCTTGCCGACCTGACGCGGCTACTGGCCCGTCAGTTGATCGTTAAGGCTCTTGGCTCCCTCGGTGGCGGCGGCGGAAGTGCCCTGGCTGGATTGTTCTCCAGTACAGCACCGACCGCAGCACGAGCCGCTGGTGGACCCGTATCTCCTGGGCAACCCTACGTAATCAATGAGCACTCCGGTGCCGGACCCAAGGAAGTCTTCATCGCTGGGTCTCAGGGCCGTGTAGTAAACAACCGTGAAGCCCAAGGGATCGGTGGTCAACAGCCGGTCGAAGTTAAGGTTGTAAACGTCTGGTCTGAAGCTGATGTCCTCCGCATCATGGACACTAACAAGGGGCAGCAAATTATTGTAAACAGATCACCTGGCAAAGGTGCCGCGAAAGCATAAGGAGACCATATGGCTTGGTTTAAAGGAACAGCAACAGATTATAAGGATATGATGGACGAGATTGCTACCATCGGTGACGATGAGCATATCAGTGCAGCTACCATCTACGCTGGAGGCTCTGGCTACGCTATTGGGGATACTGTATCCTTGAACACTGGGACATATGATCACGCTCCTGAGATTGAGGTGCGTGGTATCGTCACGGCTGACGTGGTGGCCACCGTGGCCTCTATCGTTGCCGGTGGAACTGGCTACTCCGTGGGGGACACTCTTAACATCGACGGTGGGACATTCACTACAGCCTGTGTCCTTGAAGTGGTGACAGAGTCCGCAGGTGTTGTCACATCATTGCAGATTAATAACCCTGGGGCATATTCTGTACAGCCTGCGGGAACGCTGACAACTACGGCTCTGACCGGATCTGGTAATGATGACCTGACCGTCACCGTGACTTGGACATCCTCCGTGGCAGGAATCGTTACCGATATCCTTATCTCAGATGCAGGGGCAGCTACGGTTACACCTACAGATCCTGTGGCCACGACTGCAACAATCGGAACAGGCACTGGCCTTCAGGTTGATCTCACTTGGACAGAGACAGCGTGGGAAACGCTGATGGACTATCAACCTGCCGTCATTGCTTCTGCGGTTGTATCCGCAGGAGGGACGGGCTACACCGTGGGTGACACACTCGTGGTTAATCCTGGGGCAGGGACGGCGGTAGAGTCCGCAAGCTTTACCGTGGCAACCGTGTCTGGTACGGCAGTGGCTACCGTGACACCTGCGGTGGACGGGTACTACGCGGCGACACCGGCCAACCCCGCAGCCACTACAAGCACCGGAGGTGGGACTGGATGCACCCTGACCATCACCTGGGGAGTATATGCCTCTTCAACATATACGGACGAAAAAGTAATGATCCTGCATAATACTGTTGAGGATGTATATGTGGGATGGAAGTCCTACAACAGAACCAGTACTGATGGTGACGTTTGGCTGTGCGAAGGCTTCACTGGATTCAACACACTGGCGGGCAAATGGGAAGATCAGCCCGGAGCCAGCGGCCTAGACATCGCCTTCGTGCCCTTGCATGATTCATCGTTCAGTTATTACCTGTCTATAACTAACAGAAGAATTGTTGGAGTGTTTGATCTAGGCTCCACCATCAATTCCATGTACTGTGGTCTGATTGATCCTCATATGACAGAAACAGAGTACCCGTATCCTCAGGTAATTCTGGGGTGCATCACCGGGGCACAGAAGTATACCTATACTTCTCCAAGCTATGCTGGACTACCGCACCCATGCTCGGCGAGTACCAGCTATGGGCCGGGGTGGATCAGACGTCCTGACGGTACGTTTGACTATGTGGTAAACGGCGTTTTGTCTCTAGGGAACATTTCACCGCTGGATGATTATGTGGCTATTCAGCCTACCGGGCACCAATACAACTATACTCCAACAGGTTCAGCAGGGTGGTATGTTCCATCCCAAAGTAAGTCCTGGTGGACTCTGGTTCGGCCTCAAGATGTTGACTCATCGCAGTTGGAGCACCTAAGACGATTCAATGATGAATACAACCTGTGGCCCCTGACGTTGGACGACAACGAGACCAACCAACGGCTGCTTGGTCAAATGACCGAATGCTATTGGCTTGACAACTTTGACGGAAACTTGAGTAACGCTGACAGAGTTTGGGTAGACGGAGAACCTTACCGTGTATTCCAAAACTGTAAGAAAACAAACAAGACTAATTGGTGGGCACTAAAGGAGGCGTAATGGCATACTCTACCACTACATCTATTACAGACCAAGACGACCTAATGTCACAAGTATCTACATTCGCGGTAGCTCGTGGGTGGACTGAGGATAATTATGACGCGGTCAATAAGAAGATGTCACTACATAAAGGCAACTGTTATGTACACTTCTTCTGGAACGATACCTCCACCAACGGAGCCACCTACGGAACCAGCATCGGTATGTATCAGTCCTTGGGATATATTGATGCAGCAACGGCCTCCCACGCCCACACGAATGACTCTCAGAATGGAGCATCGACCGCTGCCACCCTATCTAAGGAACGTGGTATCAAATACATTGGACCGGGACCGTACACTGCATTGCACCTTCACGGCCACACGGATACCGATGTCATCTATTGCATCCTAGAGTACGCACCTGGGCTTTACTCCCACTTCGCTTTTGGAAATATCGAGAAGGTAGGGACATGGACAGGAGGAGAGTTCGTTGCTGGGCATCACTGGACTCCTGAACAGAGCGGTACGAGCTTGGACGACCCTAAAAGTACGCTGCACAATTTCCTGTTGGACGGGGTGAACTTCAATAACGCATTTAACTATCCAGACTCTATTAGGATCGCGTCCACTATCCACATGGAAGGGCTGCCTAATCAGCAGACAGAGAATCCGTACTACGGAGCAGTTGGTAGTTGGTCTAATATGATAACTGCATCTGCATACACAGAAGGGCGTGACGGAAACGAGCGGGCTATTGTGTATGGTGGATGTCGCGACGGTATCGGAGTACAGCAGTTTGGATGGGCTGTGGCGGATGTAAGTAAAGGATATATTCCCATCATTCCCGTTGAGCTTTTCTATGTGTATAATAAAACGGGCGAGTCTGATGACTTCTACTACCTAGGGCGTATGGCCCATGCGGGTATGATTCAGTTGGCTGGAATTGATCCAGCACAGGCCCTGACAATTGGAGCAGAAACCTGGAGAGCATATCCATGTGTCCGCAAGTCTAAGGTAGGTAGCAACGCCAAAGAGTCTTGGGACATGGGAATGATTTACAAACAATAAGGAGTTGTTATGAGTTTTAGTAATACAGTTGAGACAGCAGTCCTCACCTACCTTATGGGGACATATGCTACATGGTATGTAGGCTACGGAACCGCATCAGCGGGGGAAGATGGCAGCACTGCGGCAGAGCCCGCAGGTGGTACAGGCTACGCCCGTGAAGCATACGGAGCATACACTGTCACCGGGAACACTGTCACCAACGATGCGGCCATTACTTTTGATGCTGCAACGTCGTCTCAAGGGACAATCACCCACATTTATTTCTACAGTGCCTTGACATCAGGAACCTTCCTGGGCGAGAAAGCCTTGACGACTCCTCTATCTGCCATCGCTGGGTTTATCCTTGAGTTCGATGCGGGTGACTGTAAAATCACACACGACTAATTAAAAGGTAATTCCTTATGGCTGCAATTCTTGACGGCGTAGACCAGTATTTCAGTACAGGTGTAGGTTACCCTATGATCACTACCACACCATTCACTATGGTGGGGTGGGCTCTTCATGACAATGTCACTAAATCGGGCATCCTATGTAGTGTCACAGACGATTCTAATGATATTCATATCATTCAGCCTCGTGGGTCGATTGATGACTACAACTCCGCATCATCCTATGATGGGTCTTGGTCTAGTGCTGTCGGTACTGTAGCGTATGATGATACAACCTGGCAACACTTCGCAGGAGTGTTCACTAGTTCTACATTAAGAGCGTGTTTTCTGGACGGTGCCGATAAACAAACAAATACCGGATCGCAGAATCCTTCCGGTATGAACCAGTTTATGGTAGGGGCTCACAAGACCGGAGGTAGTAATTACTTTCAAGGTAAGGTGACCCATGTCGCTATCTGGGATGTCGCTCTAACTGACGATGAGATTCTCGCGTTGGCCCACGGGGCTCTTCCTACTTCCATTCAACTTAGCAATCTACAAGGATACTGGCCTCTGGTTGATGATGGCGTGGATGAAACAGCCACTAGAAACCTTACCGGATACAATAGCCCAACCTTCGACGCCACTCAGGCTCTGAGTACTTTCATCTTAAGGGATTGGCATTTTGGAGAGACCGCCTGGGACGGATCGTTGTCAAGTACATTCTGGATGGGACACACGTTCACTACCACATCTGCCTATACTAGTACCAAGGCTAAATTGAAGTACTATCGGGCAGGCTCTGGGGAGACTGGAACCTTGGATGTTAGCCTACGTGCTACCTCTGGTGGGCTACCTACAGGGGCCGACCTAGCCTCTGCCTCTATTGACGTCACTACTCTGACAACAAGTTCTTCGGGAGCTTGGTACGAGTTTGAGTGGACTACTCCTGTGGCCCTGTCCGACGCTACTCAGTATGCCCTTATAGCCAGACCAAGCAGCAGTGCTGGGTCTGTATACACCAGAACTGAAGCTCCACCCACCAATTCAGGTGGGACACTGGTCTATTCTGCGGACAGTGGTTCGTCGTGGGTATCTAACAGTTCTTATGATGTCCCATTTGAACTATTTTCTGCCGGGGCTGGAACAGCAACACAAGCGGTGATCGAGCTTGACGGGGCGGGTGACTTCGACCTTAGCCCTAAGGCAAAATATCAGCAGATTATCGAGCTTGACGGGGCTGGAGACTTCACTCTATTGCCCAGCTATTCTAATTCGGAAAACCTAGGTAGCATTGTCAGCACGCCATTCCCTGGGCATACCCCTGGAGTAGTTCGCCATAATGAAGGGCATGACCCACGTCATGATGAAAGAACCCCTGTACTGTTTGACAGCATTGGCACCGGAGAGGCTACGGATGAGGATCGTATCACCATCCCTATTAAGAATGAGGCAGGACACCACAGGGCAGAAATCTTTGACCACTGGTATGAACACACTCACCTGTTGCCCAGAGTTGTGCAAGAGTTGGGGAACGTTGTTTCTGCGACCTCCTTCCCTGTTGACTTGTATAATGCTGACCGGTTTAACGACATTACCATCGTCAGCATCACAGATAATCTGGACCCTGGTGTGACAATTGTTGGCGTACCTGCGACTCCGTTTGTTATTAAGAGCCAAGATAGTATGGCCGCCACGGTGTATATCGACACTACCGGTGGGCTTACTATTGACTCAAGCTACACCTTCACTGCCGACGACGCTACAACATATACTCTGTATATCGAAGGTTCACGTATCGTGCTTCTGCCTATCCGGCCTGAGACTCCAATGCGTGAGCACTTGATCTTCGACACCAAGATCCTGGAAGCTACTGACGGAACAGAGCAACGTATCGCCATGCGTAAGACTCCTCGATCCATGTTCGAGATGACAATCAAGCATGACAACCGGCGTATGATGGAAATGCTCCTGTTCGACCGTCAATCTAAGGTAGTTGCTTGTCCTGCATGGCATGAGCCCTCTTACCTGACCTCAGACGTCACGGTGGGGGACTATACTGTTAATGTTAACACAACAGATTATGCAAACTTCTATGTCGGCGGGCACGCTATCATCCTACAGGATGAGTGGACATACGATGCCTTGCAGATCGCCTCTATGACTGCAACATCATTGACTTTTGATTCTCCTGCGGCCACTGCCTATTCTTCTAAAAATAAGAAGATCCACGTCATGCCCCTGATGACTGCTTGGATGAATTCCAATGTAGCTGCCTCCAAGAATTTGTACAACCAGCAGACGTTCAACATCCGGCTAGATGTGGGATCGGTGGATCAAGACATCGCCGATGCGAGCACCTGGAGCACCTTCGACAGTAAGGTCTTCTTGGATGATCCTAATATGGTAGAGGGAAACATCTTGAATGAAGCTCTGGAGACTAAGGTCCTGGTG